TATAAACGGAATAATAAGTGACCCTTCTAATCTTGGAGGAGGCATGCATTGCACAAGTAGAGGTGGAAAATTAAACGTACATAAAGATTTTAACTATAGCGAAGAAACGTCTTTATATAGGAAGATCAATGTTTTAGTTTTTCTTAATCAGCCGTGGCTTCCTGAATGGGGAGGAAATTTAGAGTTCTGGGATAAGAATTTAAAATCTAAAGTTGTTGAGATACCGCCGCTTTTTAACACGATGGTTATCTTCAATACTGACGAAGATTCTTTACATGGTTGCCCAGATCCGCTAAACTGTCCTCAAGATGAGCATAGGCTGTCTTTAGCGGCTTATTATTACATTTATAGCTCTCCCGAGCAACAAAAAGAATCACGCCCTTTTGCAGAATTTCATGAAACTAATTAGTATATGTGGTACGAGCCAGAAAAATATAAAATTGAGCCAGAGAATGTAAATTCTAAACTTTTAGATTTAAAAGGCGAACTTGGAGACAGGGAAGCGAAAATTTCCTTAGCTAAATTCTTACATTCAAATCTCGGCTTTACTACTGAACTAATTTCCGGAATAAAGCTAGCCCCTTTCCAAGAGATTACTCTAAGGGGCATGATGAACAGAAATTTTTCTATGTGTGTTTGGGGTCGTGGTTGCGGCAAGACTTTTATCGCAAGTGTATTCTGTTTCCTTCAATGCATTTTTAATCCGGGTACAAAAATATTAATAGCTGGACCTACTTTCAGAACAGCTAGATTTATTTTTAACAATTTAGAAAAAATTATTAACAGCAAGGGCGCAGAGTTGTTACGACAAGCATTTTCGATAAAACCGTCTAAAAGAAATGATCAATACGAGTGGCTAATAAACGGAGGGTCAATCACGGCAATTCCATTAAGCGGAGAAAAAATTCGTGGTTTTAGAGCTAACGTTCTTGTATTAGACGAGTATCTTCTACTTCCAGAGGAGCTCATTTCAACAGTCTTGATGCCATTTTTGGTAGCGCCTCAAAACATGAAAGAGAGAATTCAAATAAGAGAAATGGAAGATGAACTAATTGCAGAAGGCAAAATGAAAAAAGAAGATAGAATGGTTTTTGAGAACGACTCTAAAATGGTGGCGTTGTCTTCTGCTAGCTATACGTTCGAAAATTTATTTAGAACATATAAAGAATGGATGGGTAATATATATTCCGACACTAAAGGTGACGCAACATATTTTATATCTCAAATGGGATATGAAGCCTTACCCAAGGAGATGATTGATACAACCATCATAGAAGAAGCTCAAAACGGAGGGCAATCTCATTCATCTTTCTTAAGGGAGTATTGCGCACAGTTTACTGATGGCAGCGATTCTTATTTTAGCGCCAAGAAAATGCATGAATGTACAATTCCAGATGGAGAAGAACCTACCACGTTAATAAAGGGTAAATCAGGAGCAAAGTATGTCCTAGCTATTGACCCCAGCTTTAGCAATAGCCCTTCGTCTGACTATTTTGCTATGGCTATAATGGAATTAGATGAAAATAGACAGGAAGCAATTCTTGTGCATAATTATGCTGTTGCGGGTGGAGATTTAAAAGATCATATAAAATATCTGAGCTATGTATTTTCTAACTTTGACATAGTTATGACGGTCATCGATAATGCGGGATATCAATTTTTAGATAGCGCGAATGAGCATAAGCTCTTTTTAGATAATCGAATAAATTTAAAATTCTTAGATTTTGAAAGTGAAAAGGATGGAGTAGAATACGATAAGCAACTAATAAAATTGAAAAGACAATACAACAAAGAAGATTATAAAATTTGTTTTAAACAAAATTTTAGCAGTGATTTCATCAGAAAGGCAAACGAGCATTTACAAGCCTGCATAGATCACAAAAAGATATGGTTTGCTTCAAGGTCAACAGCAAATGGGTCAGTGTTCAATAGGCAGTCTAGTAGCCATATTAATCTTAAATTAGTTAATGAAGAAAATGTCGGAGAGTTTATCGAGGTTCAAGACTCTTTAATTCACCAAGTTAAAAAACAGTGTGCCTTAGTTGAAGTTAGAACGACTCCAAGGGGGTCGCAAACCTTTGATTTACCCCATCATCTTAAAAGAAGTACGTCTGCCAGTAGAGCCAGAAAAGATAATTATACCACATTAATGCTAGCTACTTGGGGGGCAAAATGCTACTTTGACATGCTGGGTCAAAAAACTGACACAAATACAACGTTTTCTCCGAGAATGATCGGTTAAGAAGTGTAATATTAGTTAAGAAATGAGCGAAAACCGTAAAAAGACGAAGGCTAAAACTATAACGGGGAAAAGCACGCCCGCCAAAAAGACAACTGGGGCTAGGAAAACAGCTACCCCAAAAGAGGATTTGGGCGCAAAACCTCTTTTAGCCTACGAGGAGACTCTAGCCAGCAATGTGACTAGAAATAGAAGAAATGTCTCCACCACCATACAAAGGACGGACAAGTATAAAAATATCGATGACGGACTTGTTCCGTTTAAGTATGCGACTTCCTACTCGAAAAATGGAATAGAGATAAGAGACGCGGTCATTCTTTGCCAAAAGGCATATTACAATTTTTCCACTTTTAGAAACGTGATAGATTTGATGACCGAGTTTTCTGTCAACGATATATATTTTAAAGGGGGTAATAAGAAAGCTAGAGATTTTTTTGAAGCTTTTTTTAAGAGAATAAATATCTGGGGATTACAAGATAAGTTTTTCAGAGAGTATTATCGTTCTGGTAACGTTTTCGTATATAGATTTGACGCAGACTTATTACCTGAAGACGCTCAAAAAATATCTCAAGTCTTTGGTTTGAAAGAGGGCTTGGCAGCAGACAAGATTAAAGTACCTTCGAATTACATACTTCTAAATCCTGCAGATATCCAAATGACGGGGTCTTTGTCTTTTCATAATGTAAGTTATTCTAAAACGCTTTCTGATTGGGAGTTACAAAAGCTTAGGAATCCACAGACAGACGCGGACCAAGACGTATTTGATAATTTATCTCCAGAAGTCAAAAAGGCTATTAAGAGTAAAAAGACTGGCGTAGTTCTCCTGCCTTTAGATATGGACAAAGTGACTGCCGTCTTTTACAAGAAGCAAGATTATGAACCCTTTGGAGTTCCAATGGGTTATCCAGTTTTAGAAGATATAAATTTCAAAGCTGAGTTAAAGAAGATGGATATGGCAATTGCTCGCACTATGCAGCAGGCAATTTTATTAGTAACTATGGGCAATGAGCCTGACAAGGGAGGTATTAATCAAAAGAACTTAGAAGCAATGCAAGAACTTTTTACCAATCAGTCCGTTGGTAGAGTTTTGATTGCTGACTACACGACTAAAGCGGAGTTTGTTGTTCCAAGGATAGCGGACCTTTTAGACCCCAAAAAATACGAAACTTTTGATAAAGACATTAACTTGGGGCTTAATAACATTTTGGTAGGTAATGAAAAATTTGCAAACCAAGAAAGCAGGGTAAAAGTATTTATCGCAAGACTAGAACAAGGCAGGCAGGCTTTCTTAAATGATTTTCTTATTCCTGAAATCAAAAAGCTAGCCAAGAGCCTTAATTTTAGAAGTTTTCCAACTCCTTATTTTCAGGAGATAGCATTATCCGATAATGTGTTAAGAGATAAAATATATACTAGATTATTTGAACTTGGCGCGCTTACTCCTGAAGAAACTTTTACAGCCATCAAAACTAGGCGACTGCCAGATTCTCAGGAGTCTTTAGAAAGCCAAAAAAGACATAAGGAAGAGGGCATTAAAAAGGGTCTATATGAGTCTGTACTTAACAAAAAGAACGATGACTCAGGCAGACCAAATGGAAGCAAAGGGGTTCCACAGTCGACGCAGAACATCGCGCCTGTAGGAGCACCTAAAGATAGCCAAGCGGTAGACCTATATAACACTAGCAAAATAAAAGAAAATATGTTGCTTGCTCAAAAATTAGAAAACGCCGTTCAAGCTTCTCTAAGAAAAAAACATGGAATCAAAAGGCTAAACAAGCAGCAGAAAGAGGTAGCTGGTCAAATCGCAGATATTATAGTTAGTAACGAAAAGCCTGAAGATTGGAATTCTAAAATAGAGGAGTATTGCGAAAATCCAACAGATAAAAATAAGAAGAGAACCGAAGAAGTGCAGAGAGTCGCTTGCGAACATCAGATAGATATGTATCTCGCCGCACTCTTAGTTGCTAGTAAAGAAGAAAAAGGTAAATCATGAACGAAGAAGAAAAAGATAAAAACATAATTCAAAGCATGTACGGCGAGACTCCAGACATTGAGATGCCAGATCTTTTGGTTCCTCCACCTCAATCAAGCTCTAATAATAATTTTATTGAAGATGAGGTTGATGCGGCTTTTAATTATGCATTTGTCGGCGTTGGACAAGGGGGCTCAAGAGTAGCAGAGACTTTTCATAAAATAGGTTATAGAAGAATCGCTGTTTTAAATACTGCTCAACAAGATTTAAACACAATCA